GGGTTAAAATTGTAAGAATTGGTGAAAGTATTTTTGTACATGAGATATGCTATACTCCCGGAATTGCACCTATACAAATGAAACAAATATTTGAGGCTAATGGGTTTACTAGTAGCACTCCGATATATTGCGACCATGATCCTGACCAAATAGCACAACTAAGAAGGTTAGGAATGAGGAATTGCTTACCTGCGAGAAAAGGGCAAGGTTCAATAAATGCAGGTATCATCAGATTGAAAGAATTTAAAGTATTTTATACATCTAATTCATTAAATTTGCATGAGGAACGACAAAAGTATATGTGGGCAAAGGATAACAAAACAGGGCAAAGCACCAACACACCTATAGATACATTTAATCACTTAATGGATTCAATAAGATACGGAGTTTATACACACTACTTTAAAAAATAAAATATGAATATATTAATAATTTACCTTTGTTTTTGTTTATTTATTGCTTATAATATGGCTTTAGATGATAAGGATAGTAATAAGATAATTTCTTTTATTATTTACTTTTTTCTTTGTCCTTTTTTTATTAGTAGAATAATTTGGAATTATTTAAAAAATAATATTAATAAATAAAAAATGTTTATCTTTGCATAATTACAAGACGTTAAATGGATTTAATTAAATTAGTTTCTAATAAGATTGAAAGAATAGATAGTAATTTTACTACAAAAAATTATAATAGTACAAGTTATGAGTATTTTCAAGAATTTGGAAATTCTTTTAATCCAAACACTTACAGTCTATCAAATGCGACAATTGATAAAGCCTATCAATTGTTACCTATTTTACCTACGATTATAAATAAAAAATCGTCAATGTTTAATAATGGTAAATTATCATTATTAAATAAGAAGGGTGAAGAGGTGAAAGAGAATAGACTTTTGAAATTACTTGCACAGCCTAACCCATTACAAACAGGAGGGCAGTTTTTATCTCAGTCTTATGCTTTATCTCAAATTTACGGAGTTTCTGTTTGGTTGATTATAAAGCCTTTCAAATCAATTGTAGGTAGAATGTATATTTTACCTAATCAGTTTTTGCAAATCAATTATAAACAAAGTAATTATTTAAGTGCTGAAAGTATATCAGACCTTATAGATTCTGTTTATTTCACATATAATGGTGAAACTACTCAGTTAAATAAGGAAGATTTATATTTTTGTACTGATACGACAACAAGTTTAGATAGTCCTATATTTCCACAAAGTAGAATTACACCTTTAACAAATCAAATAAGTAACTTAATTGCAAACTACGAGGCAAGAGGTACTCTAATTAATAGTAGAGGTGCATTAGGTATATTATCAAATGATTCAAAGGATGTAATAGGTACAACGTCAATTGATGCAGAAGATAAGCAACTTTTACAAGAAGATTATAAGAAATATGGTTTAAGTAAATCACAATGGCAAATAATTATTACTAATATGTCATTAAAATGGCAACAAATTAGTATGGATGTTGACCAATTGAAGTTATTTGAAAATGAAAGGTCTGATTTACATACAATTTGCGATGCTTTTGGATTTAATTATAATTTATTATCAAATGCAGAGGGTACAACCTTTAATAATCAAACTGCTTATGAAAAGGCAATGTATCAAAATGCTATTATTCCTGAGAGTGAAAATATCATATATCAGTTTAATGAGGCTACATTAACTTTTGAAAATGGGTATAAATTTGTAATTGATTACTCACATTTACATTTATTCCAAGACAACCAAAAGGAGAAGGCTGAAATACATAGATTAAATGTTCAATCATTTACCGAGCAGTTTTTAAAATGCGCAATTACACACGATGCTTTGATGTTGGAGTTAAAACAACCAATTAGAAAAGAATTTGCAGGTAAGTATTTAGATGAATTACCTCAATTGTGGGATTTATATAAAATAAATAATACTCAAAATGAACAAGTTAACGGACAAGGAAATTAAAGAAATAAAAGAAATTAAAGATAAGCAAATAAAATCTACTAAAATAATTACTAAATGATTTATCAAATTTTCGTACAAAATAATACAGGTTACTTTAGTTTAATTGAAATTGAGGGTAATATTACCATTGATGAAAAAACAGGGCAAAGTATTATTAAAAATGATGCACTTGAAATTTTAGCAATTGTTCCAACCAATATGTTAGTAACATTAAAACAAAATATAGAATAAATGAACTTTACAATACCTACAAATATTACAACTAAAGATGAATTGTTTAAGTATCTTAAAGACAATAAGAGTACAATAATTCAAGAAAAGAAAAGCGCAAATAAAAAATGCGATGTTGTTAGCTATCAAATGCCTTTAGTAAGTACAAAAGGTGATTATGAAAGCAAAGAAGTGGCAATGACTACAGATAACATTGAAACAGGGTTTGTTTTATTGAAATTTGTAGGTAATACTACTAATTTATTAGATAGCCACATGGATGTGCATATTCCTAAGTTATGGAATAAGACATTAGCTGATAACGAGTATTTTTTACATTTGCAAGAGCATGAGATGGAGTTTGACAAGGTTATTGACAGCAAAATGAAGTGTAGTGTAAAGAATGTTAAGTGGAAATCATTGGGCGCACCTTATGAGGGCAGTACTCAGGCTTTATTTGGTGAATCATTAGCACCGGTTGATAGAAACGAGTATATGGTAGAGCAATACAAGAAAGGTTATGTAACTAATCATTCTGTAGGTATGCGATACAAAAATGTTGTAATGTGTGTTAATAGTGAAGAAAAATACTATGTTGATGAAAAAGCAAATTGGGATAAATATTATCCAATGGTTGCAAATAAAGAAAAAGCAGATGAGTGTGGGTATTTCTTTGCAGTATTAGAGGCTGAACTAATAGAAATTTCAGCAGTTGTAAAAGGTAGTAATACAATTACACCTACAATTTCAGTAACAGAATCAAAAGTAGCCGGTTCGACCACTACGACTAATATAGAGCCGGTGAAATCCACTCAAAAAAAGGTTGATTATTCAAAATTAAAATTTATTTAAAAACAAACAAACACAAAAAAAAATGGCAAAAATTACAGATGCTCAATTTGCAGAGCAAATCAAAGATTACAGCGAGGAACAAAAAGCGATGTTACTTAATGTAAGAGAACAAGTTAAAGGTCTTGAAATGGCAATGAACGCTGAGTTTAAAACAGCAGAACAAGTTGAGGCAGATTTAACAGCATTAAAATCTCATTATGCTACAAACGAGGCTTTCAAAGAATTGCAAGGTCAATTACTTGAAACAGCTACTAAAGTTGCAAACATGAAAAACAAAAACTTAGAAAGTGCAATGAGTTTCAACGAAGAAATTTCAAAAGCAATTGCTGAGAACGCTACAGAAATCAAAGAGGCTTTCAAAAACAATCGTGTACATGAAATCGCTACAAAAGTAGTTGGTACAGTTACTACAGCTAGTGCAACTATTCAAGGTTCTACACCTACTTACAACCAAGCAAACCCTGCGAATGCTAATGTAAGAGAATTAAATGTTTTACCTTTATGTACTTCATTTAGCACTAACCAAGCGTCTTTCCCTTACACTGAAACTATCCCTAAAGATGGTGATTACACTTTCCAAACAGAAGGAAGTGATAAAGCACAAATTGATTTTAAAGTTGAAACAAGATATGCTGCACCAAAAACATTAGCTGCATGGATTAAATTAACAGAGCAATCAGTTGATGATATTCCTTTCTTGCAATCAGTTGCTACAGATTTATTGTTCAAAAAACATAATTTAAAGAAAAACAAAGCGTTAATTTCTGATTCTATCACAGTTGCGTCATCTTTCACTGCAGGTGCATTAGCAGGTACAGTTGCTACTCCAAATGTAATGGATGTAATCAATGCTTGTGTAACTAAAATCTATTCAACTACAAATTTCGCTGATGAAATGCCTTACATGGCAAACGTAGCATTAATGAATCCAATTGACTTCTTTGTACAATTTGTTAGTGCAAAAGATGGTATGGGATTACCTTTATATCCTACAGCGTCTTTATTCAACCAAGTTGTTATCGGTGGTGTATTAATCATCCCTGAACAATCAATTGCAGTTGGTAACGTATTAGTTGCTGATATGTCAAGAATGAATGTATCTAACTACAAACCTTACACTGTTAAAATTGGTTATGTAAACGATGACTTCATCAAAAATCAATTTGTTATCTTAGGAGAAAGTCGTTACCATTCATTTGTAAAACAATTAGATAGAATTGCTTTCATTTACGATACAATTGCTAATATCAAAACTGCTATAAAAATCTAATTATGGAATTTATAACGATTATAACAACCGATAAAGCACCTTATCATAAAGCAAATGAAACTATTAGCGTAAATAGTGAATTAGCTGAATTGATGGTAAGCAAAGGGTATGCTATTAATCCTAAAGATGAAGTAGTAGAAGAAGTAAAAGCAACAAAAAAAACAAAGTAAAAAATGTTTCAATTTATTAATAATTCTTATTTCGATAAATTAAAATTAACATTACCTAACACCTCATCCTCAGGCGAGGGTGAGGTACTTAGGTTGTTAATTGATGATGAGCAAATTAATTACCTTACAATTATGTTAGGTACTGAATTGGCTACATTATTTATTGATGGTATAACACAAGTAACAGACACAACATTAGGAAATACAAATGCTAAATGGCTTAATTTGTTATTTGGGAAAAAGAGTATTAATAATACTTATAGTAATGATTGGTTAGGTTTTTCAAACCACCATGTTTATGTATCAGCAAGTGTAGGGAGTACAAGAAGAATTAGTCCTTATGCTAACTATATATACAATATGATGATAGAATCAAAAATTACAACTACATTCGGACAAGGTGAGGCACAACCTAACTTTGAAAATTCTACATTATCAACCCCTTATATTAAGTTGATGCGTTCATGGAATGATATGGTAAAGTATCATTATCAAATGCACAATTTTATAATGGCAAATATTAGTGAATACCCTTCTTATGTAGGTGTTGAATATCCACCAATTCATAATATCAATTTACACAATACTATTTTTGATAGGCTACATTTTATGCCTAGAATTGAAAGCGAAAATCAAAATTATTTCATTAAGAAAAATATCCTATCTATATAATGCACACTTATACACAATTTCCTATAGCAATACCAAAATTAATTGAGAACATAGTTGCTCAGGTTTCGCTTAATTTAGGATTTAACATAACGTATAAGCATGGTAGTTGGATTCATTTAATGAATCAAATTAATGATGATAAAAAAGCACCATCAAGAAAAAATATCGTTTACCCTTTAATTATGTTAATACATGAGTTTGAGGAAAGACGAAGAGATGGTGTCTTAAATGCTGATTTAGATATTGTAATTGTAACCCCATCAAACCCAACGGATTATTATAGTGTAAGGTACACAAAAAACTATTTACCTACATTATACCCAATTTATGCTGAGTTTATGCACATAGTTGCAAATTCTGCTTATTTTTTGGGTAATTCTGAAAGAGGGTTTAACCATACTAAGATTGATGCGTTAAATATGGGGGTAAATGAAACTAATGGTAATGTAGCATATAAATTACCTGATTACTTAGATGGGTTAGTTATTAAGAAATTAGAATTAACGATAAACGAAACAAATTGCACTTTGCAAGAGAATTTTATAATTAATTAAAAGAAAATTTAAAAATGTCAAACATAATTTTAAATATGTTGAATTGCAACAACACAAATGCAAATACAGGTATGCAGGATTGCGTATTTGATTTAAGAGAAGTAAGTGGATTTATTGCAGTACCACAAGGTACTATGATTACACCTGCACAACAAATTGTATTACAAACTACAATTTTAGCAGGAATAAACAACAATAACCCTGCATTACGTTGGTATCCTTTCCAAACTTTATGGGAAATTGAAGACCAATCATCTGAAAGTACAACTGAAACAAGTGCATTTGGTGGTATTAACTATTTATCTGATGGTAAACCATCATTTAAAATGTTACATAAGCATGGTGTTACTATGAACAAGTTGTATCGTAAAGCGTTCCATTTACAACAAAACCGTTACGATATTTTCTTAATGGATAAGAAAAATAAAGTACTTGTAGGTTATTCTGATTCATTAGGTAACTTGAAAGGTTTTGATTTAGAAATGTTTGCAGTTGAAACATGGAAAATACCTACAGGAAGTAACGGAACAGCAATGTATTCAATTTCATTAGGTTTATCTGAATCATCTCAATGGAATGATGATATAGCGTCTTTAAAATTACCTGATACATTAAGTATTTCACAAATTGTAGGTTTAAAACAAACCTTCTTAAACAATGCAACAGATACATTTACAGCAGGTGTGGCTACAATCCAAGTTTTAGGTGCAACTACTAATTTGTATGATATTTATGCAGGTAACTTAAATACATCAGCTATTTGGACTGCAAAAAATACTGCAACAGGATTACCTATTACTATTACATCTGTAACATTAGACCCTGCATTAAAAGGAGTTGAAATTACATTGAATACAAGTACTAACTATCCATCTAGTGCAGGTGGTGGTATTACAATTGAGTTTGGTAATGTTTCAGCGTTAACAACTGCTAATATGCCGGGAATATCTGAATCTACATTATTAACAACTAGAGCATAATAACATGGTAAAGGAAATTAGAATAGACAAATATTGTTTTGTTGTAGATTTCATCAAATCATGTAAAACGCTTGAGCCTTTTTTAAAGCAACACCCAAAATATCCAAAAGAAATACTTGAAGATGTTTATTACATGGTGCATGAAAAGAAAGTTAAGAAGTAAAATTGAAAGGGGAGTGTAAAAACTCCCTTTTTTTAATTAAATTTGTAATATGGCTACAATTAATCAAGTATTTAGTAAATGGGATAAACTAGACTTTAACAAGGTTGTGGAAACTACTATGTATGAAAGTGAGAAAGATATTATTTACTTGAATGTAGAACAAATGCAAGATGGGAAGGGTAGTGATGATGCTGTGTTAAAAAATAGCAATAAAAACTATAAAGGTGTATATAAACCATTAACACAAGAAATTGCAAGTAAAGAAAATCCTATATTATCAAAAAGTGCAGGTAGTTTATATAACTTTGGATGGACAGGAGATTTTTTAAATAATATGCAATTAGAAGTTACTAATTTAGAATATAAAATATTTTCTACAGGAACAGGGATTGGAGATAAACAAGCATTTTTTGATGGATATAAAAATATGTTTGGCTTAAATAAAGAAAGTAGAGCAGAATTAATTGATGCAAAAGGATTTAATGATAAACTAGTAAAAAACCTTAAAAATGCTGTTTAACTTTAGTACTTGTATAACTTGCAAAATCAAACATGAATTATTAATGCAAAAGCAAATAACTTTGCGTAAATTTGCAAAAGAAAGAGCATTAAATGAAGATAAAAACTATTGTATATACTTTGATGAAGAAGATAAAGAACTTCGTATCGCCACCTACGAAAGTGCAACAAGAAGGGGTGAAAACATCATTGAAGTTATTTCAAGATTTATCAATCCCGTTTAGCAAATATATAGAAATTTTAATAAATAAAGACTTAAATTTATTAATAATTGAGGGAAATGCAACTGAAAGTGAATTATCTGATGCGTGGCAAACTATAAATGAATTATATATTGAGGCTATAGGTGATTTAGATACAAAAATCAGAATTGAAAGTGCAAGGGAAATAGCTTATTTAGAAGGTAGAATAAATATAGCAAATTCAATTATAAAACAATTGGAATATGGATATTCTGATGCCTTAATTCAAATGTTATCGTCTTTTGGATACATTATATCAATCGAGCCTAATGAGGCTAATTTAGAGGCTTATATTAACCAATTTAATGGTTATTTGAAAGCAGAGTTATTGGAGTTGCAAGAAAAGTTAAATGAGATTGATAAAGTTGAGAAAAAAGAAACGGAAATAACAAAACAATACTTTGAAAAAGTAATAGTAGCTATAGAGTTAACATTTAAGTTTCAAATTAGTGTTGAAAAAATAACAACTGCAAAGTATTGCGAGTATGTTAATAGTTACAATAATCATATTAAAAATTTAGAAAAACAAATAAATAAAAATAAATGATAGCAATTAGTTTTATATTAGGGTTTATAACTTGTTTATGCTTTGTTTCATTAATGAATTATGCTATTCGATTAAGAGTTGCAAAAGGTGAAAAACTTATAAATTATGGTGCTGAGTTATTAGCACAAAAAGAAAAATTAACAAAACAATTAAACGAGTTACAAAATGGCTGATAAAATAACCGATATTATAGGGCAGGAGGCGTTTGCCCAAGTAGAAAAACTAAAATCTGAATTAAAGCAATTAAATGATGCTTTTGAAAATAGTGCAAAAGTTGCATTAATGATGAATAATGCCTTATCTAATTCAAAAGGTATTACAGAAACAAGTAATGCAATTAAAAAACAACAATCTTCATTATCAGAAATTGAAAGGTTACAAGCTAAATTAATATATCAAACTACAGAAACAGCTAGAGTAGAGGCAGAATTAAGACTTGAAATACAACGTCTTACAATGGCTAATAAAGACTATGTAAAAAGTCAACAAGCTAAAGAAGGTAGTATTAATTCATTAAGAGTACAATTAAAGGCTTTGCAGAACCAATATGATGCAATGGCAAGTGCTGAAAGGGAATCAGCTAAAGGTACTGATTTAATAAAGCATTTGAAAGATGTTGATGCAGAGTTAAAAAAATTAGAGGCAGGTAGTGGAAGATTTCAAAGAAATGTAGGTAATTATGCAAGTGGTTGGAGTCCTTTATCAAATGCAATTGGGCAAATTACAAGGGAATTACCCAATTTTGGACAATCTTTACAAATTGGGGTAATGTCATTAACCAATAATATTGGGGCTTTACAAGATGCAATAAAAGGTATTAATGAACAAAATAAAGTGCTTAAAAGTGAAGGTAAAACTACTACAAGTGCATTATCTCAAATAGCAGGTGCTTTATTTTCATGGAATACTGTATTATATGTTGGTATTGGTTTGCTAAGTGCTTATAGTAAAGAGATATTTGCTTTTATTGGTAATTTATTAAAAAGTGAATCAGAAATTAGTATATTAGCAGAGGCACAAAAAGGATTGAATGAGGCTATTTTAAAAGGAAGTAAAAACGCTGTTTCAGAGGTTAACGAATTAGAAAGATTATATGAAACTACACAAGATGTAACACTTTCAATTAATGAAAGAAAATTAGCAATTGATAAATTACAGAAAATTTACCCTACTTATTTTGGTAATATTGAGGATGAAAAAATATTAAATGGCGAGGCAACAGCAACATATTATCATTTAAGAGATGCTATTGTTGCAAGTGCAAGGGCAAAAGCAATAAAAACAAAAATTGATGAGATTGTATCTGATGGTTTGGAGACTGAATTAGAATTAATTGAGGCACAAGCACAAGCAATTGAAAAATATAATAAAAATAAAGGTAAATTTATACAAGTTGGTGCAGTTTCAGCATTTAGTAGTGGTATTGAAACGGATGAAACAAGATTAAAAAATGTACAAAATCGTGAAAAAGACCTTTCAGATTTTTATAAAAATCAAAATAAAAAATTAAAGATTTATGAAGATAATTTAAAAGAAACACAAAAAGTAACTGCTAAATATGGCGACCCTTATGCTAAAGCACCAAAAGAGCCTAAAACACCAAAACCAAAAGCAGAGCCAAAAGAAGCCGAAGTTAACAGAATAAATGAAATTAAAAAGCAATACGAAAGAGAGCAAAAGGAATTAGAAACTAGTTTTAAAAATAAAACAATTACGGAAGAAGAGTTTTATTATCAATCAATACAAAAAGCTACAAAATTTATTGAAGAAAGAATAGGTTTATCTAAAAAAGAACATGAAACTGAAATTGATTTTAATATAGATTTAAATGCAAAAGCAACTGATTTCCATAATAAGTTAATAGAAAATTCATTAAAAGAATTAGAAACAAGCAAATATGTTTATGGTCAACAAGAAGATATAGCAAAAAAGAATTTTGATAAAAGATTTTCATTTATCCAAAAATTAGCTGATGAAGATTTAAAAAGGGGTAATGATATAATAAAAAAGGCACAAGATGATATAGCTAAACAAGTTGAAAATTATAAAATTCAAAAACAGGCAAGAGAGGATTTATTAGATAAATCAATTGAGGCAACTGCTGAAATATCAAGAACAGTAACTGATAGATTAATGGCTGATATTGAAAGACTTGCTGAGTTAAAATTGCAATCAGTAGATGCACAAGAACAAGCAGAATTAGCAAGTTTAGATAGATTGACTTTAAGTGAAAATGAAAGAGCAGAAAAAAAGAAACAAATTGAATTAGAGGCTGAGGCAAGAAGAAAAGCAATTGAAAAAGAGAAAATAAAAGACCTTAGAAAATTTGCTTTAATACAAAAAGGAGTAGATGTAGCAGAAATAATTAGTTCTACTGCATTAGCTATTATGAGGCAATTAGGTAATGTGGCTGACCAAGCTAATGGTAGTGCAATACCTAAAGCAATTGGAATTGGTATAACAGGGGCAGTACAATTGGCAAAAGTATTAGCAACACCATTACCACAATATGCTGAGGGTATTGAATCAACACCAACAGATAGCTTTGCAATTGTAGGGGAAAAAGGTACGGAGTTAATCACAGAAAAAAGTGGTAAGCAATATTTAACCCCTAATAAAGATACATTAACTTATTTACCAAAAGGTACAAAAGTAACACCACATCACGAGTTAATGGCTAATGTTTATGATAATGCACATAAATACATGGCTAGTAATAGTAGTGTTACAACGGATACAATGCAAACTGCTTTGATACAATCATTTGAGGAGTTATATAATAAAGTTGATAATTTAACAGAGATTATGGCTAAAAAGAACATGAATGTATCTATATTTGGTGATTATGAACACGCTATGAGAATTAAAAAAAGTAGAATGTAATGGAAAATAGGTTTAGATTTTATTTACAAGACAAGACAGGTAAGTATTACTACATGAATGGTAATGCAGTTGATTTAACAACTACAAAAACACCATTAGCATTTGCACCTCAAAATTGGGATGTAACTCAATTAGATTGGGAAAGAGGTTTTAAATATCATGGGATAGTAAGAAAAACGTCAACTACTTTTGAGTTTCATAAAGATAGTGCAAGTATATTAAGAAGTATTTATTATAATAGTGGTGTTAATGGATATGCTAAATTTGTAATTGAAAGGTTTAATGATACTTTTGCAGTTCAAAATTACGAGTTATTATACGATGGTGAAATAAACTTTGTATCATATAGAAGTACATTATATGGGGTACAATGTGAAATAATTGAAGGTGGATTTTTAAATAAATTGGAGAGTAGAGAAGATACCAATTACGATATTGATTTATATACTAACCCTAATCAAATTTGGGTTAAAATGGATGGTATTAATTTTCAAGAAACTTGTCATTTTATATCAAGAACAGGTGGATTTAAAATGCCAACTAGTGCTACTTCATCAGGTGTAAATAATTTTGAAATTTTTTACCCATTTAGAGTAGTAACTACAGAGGGAGTAGTAAAAAGTAAATACCAAGAGCCTGACCCAACAATACCTGTAAAAAGTGTAGTAACTAATATTACACCTACTCCGGTTATTTATAATTTACAATTAAGTGGTGTAGTTGATATTGATGTTTATCCATCAGTAGGTGCTACTTGTTTTCTTAAAATAAGAATTTTGGAACGTGATGCTTTAGGAATACTAGTTAGTTCATCAACAACTATTTTTCTTTCATCTGCTATAACTACTACAGGTTATAATATAATTAATGTACCTTTAATTACAACATCATATACTTTACCTGCAGGTTATTCATTAGGAATATCATCTACATTAGTTGATAGTGCAGGTATGGGTTTTACTAATTCATCATGGGAAATAATTGATAGTGGATTAGATTTACAAATTAGTGCAGATATTAGGGCAAAAACTACATATATTAAATGTTTAAGACCTTTAAATGTATTTTCTGAGTTAATTAATAGAATTGGTGATAATACAACAATTGCTGATAGTCAATTACTTGATGGTAATGAGGATAAGGTAATAACAAGTTTTGATAGTATTAGAAATTTACCTAATAGTAAATTAAATACAAATTTCAAAGATTTTTACGAATCAATGAATAATATTTTTAATAATTGTTTAATTTACGATAAAATTAATGATTATTGTTTTTTAGAATCAAAAGCAACTGTATATGATAATTCTACATCTGTATTAAACTTAGGTGAAATAAGCGAGTTTGAAATTATACCACATACTACTGATTTATTTTCTAAATTGGAGGCAAGTTATAAAAATTATGATTATGATAGTGTAAATGGTAAGGATGAGTTTAATACTTTGAATGAGTTTCTTTCACCATTAACAGCAGTTTCAACAAGTTTAAATTTAGCAAAAACATACAGGGCAGATATGTATGGGATTGAGTTGACAAGGCTTAATTTAACAGGTAAAACAGCTACTGATGGAGATAGTGATAATGATGTTGCAATAATTCATATTAAAAATAATGTAGGAGGGCAAATACCTAGTGGATTTCCGGGCGCAGGGCAAGATTACTACGAATTGTATAGAGACCCTGCACTTTTAATTTCTAATATATATAGTCCACAAACTGCATTTAATATATTCTTTAGTCCTAAAAGATGTTTATTAAGACAAGGAAATTATTTACGTTCATTGTTATATGGCAATGATGCTGAGTTAATTAAATATCAAATAAGTAGTAAAAATAACTTTTTAGGATTAAAAATGTTAACCAATGATGCAGGTAATGTAATTGATGAGGGTGCTGATATACTAATAAGTACTTTGGATAATGTTATATTCAAACCTACAATATTTCAGTTTAAAACAAAGGTAAATAGTTCTTTAGATTCAATAATGAACGCTACACCTTATCAATTATGTAGTTTTACATTTAAAAGAAATACTTATTATGGTTTTTTCATCAAAAGTAGCTTACAACCTGCATTTAATGAAACACAAACATTTAGGTTATTATGCGCACCACAAACAGACTTAACTAATTTAATATATTAATATATTAATTAATAAAAAATACTTAAATTTGCATTACAATGAATTATTTTAACATATCAAGCGCAAATCCTTTAAAGTTTTATAAACAGGCTGATGTTTTTAATACCATTGCTAATACAGACTTAAACACATTTAATCCACAATTCAATAAGCGTAATTTTGATGATGATTTTTATTATCGAAATATTGATAGATGGGTAGAAAGTAGGTTATATTACCAACAATTTCAGCAAAGTGATTGCATTAGATTGCAATGGGGTGGTACTGATAAATTAAGCAGTGGTGCTATACCTTACATAATTGCTATATTAGATTGTCAAGGAAACATAGTAAAACAATTTAAGCCATCATTTTTATATCCAATTGTACCAATATTATACAATGGAGATTATTTGTGGGAGGCTACTATAGATTTATTTGATGTGCCGGAAGGAAGGTATATAGTGCAAATGAAACGTGAATCTAATTTATTTGGTGTTCCTGATAGTTGTTTGATAAGTGAACCTATAGAGATTAAGACAATACATAGAGATAGTAAGTTATTTAATTATTTGAATACTACTAATGCTAATGATATTTACTATGAAACAGGTATTAATTTCCAATTTAGAATTGATGCAAGTTTTACTGAGTTAACTACAGATAGCAAGTTTAATGTGTACGAAGACCAACCTATGAATCTTGAATTATTAGGTGGTGTTAAATTTAGACAATGGACTTTGGAGTTTAGAAATATACCTTTATGGGTTTGTGATAAGCTAGAATTGTTATTTTTACACGACCAATTGAAGATTGATGGTATATTTTATACAAGAATTGAGGGCAGTAAGATAGCAATTACAAAAAATGAAGGTAGTTCATTATGTAGTGCAAAAATTGAGGTAAGAGAGAAAATTAATAAAATTAGTTTAGAGGTTTCAAGTGTTTATACTAAAAGATTTTACATTAATAATACTACTTATATTTTATCTAAATCAAGAGCATTTTATGTAGAAAGTATAACTATAGGGG